CGCAGCGCATTGAGGAACTGTCGCCAGAAGCTCGCGCCATTCTTGCCGAGATACTTCGCGACATCACCCACTATGCGCGAGAGCACGCCCAGGTCAGTTGGCGTAAAAACAAGGGACCGATGGCCCTCTATTGGAAGGCGGTCGGCGCCTATTCCGAGCACATCCGTCGCGCCGTCCGACCCGCACGAACGCGGAGGGCTACCCCATGAAGACTCTGGACCGCGCCCTCATCACCTTCACCATCGTGGTGCTAGCCGTCTCCGCCTATGGCAGCTATCGCCAGCGCCAGGCCATGGATGCGCTGATCAAATCCAACCTCATCCTGATCGAGGTGCTGGTGCGCGAGGAAGGGCCAGGCGCATGAGCAAGCCCGTTCCCGCATCGAAGCTGGTCGAGCGCTACGGCTTCACCGCGCGCCACTGGACGCGGCTCGCGGCGCAAGGCAAGGTTCCAGGCGCTCGTCAGCCCTTTGGCGCCAACGGCCGCTGGGTGTTTGACCCGGAGGCCGTCGCGCGCTGGTGGGAGGCCCAGCGCAAGCAGGTGAACGAATGGCCAATGTCTACAAGCGGGGCAACACGTGGTGGGGCCGGGCGCAAAAGAACGGTGAAGAGTTTCGCCGTTCCCTCGAAACACGATCTGAGAGCGTCGCTCGCGAGCGTCTTAGGACGTGGCTCGACGAGCTAGACGCCTCTGCATGGGGCGGCCGGCCGAAGGTCACCTTCAACACCGCCGCCGACGTCTTTATCCGCGAGCACGGCCCCACGCTGCGGCCAGGCTCGCTCAAGCGCTACGGCTCATCCATCGTCTGGTTGGAAGAGCGCTTCTCCGACAAGCTCATCGCATCGATATCGACAGCGGATCTGCGCGAGTTTGAGACGTGGCGGCGCTCCATGGGCGCGGCGGCGCCGACCGTGCGGCGCGACCTCGCCTGCCTGTCGTCCATCTACGGATTCGCGATCGAGAAGGAATGGGTAGACGCCAACCCGGTGTCGCCCTTCCTCAAAGCCCGCAAGAAGCGCGGCTTGCGCGAGAGCCCGTCACGCACCCGCTATCTCACCCGCGCGGAAGAGGCCCGGCTGCTGGAAGGCGCCATCGCCCGCGTGCGCGACGCCATACTGGTGGCGATCTATTCCGGCCTGCGGTCAGACGAGCAATGGGGGCTGACATGGGACCGGGTCGACCTGGCGCGCAAGCAGGTCGTCATCCCGAAGGAAATGGCCAAGGGCAAGCGCGAGCGCACCGTCATCCTGCTCGATCCGGCAGTCGAGGTGTTGAAGCGGCTCCCCCGGCATATCCGCTCGCCGTTCGTGTTCTTCCACGGCGGCCCGCTGCCGAGCAAGAAGCCGGGCGATGCACCCCGGCGGGTGTCGCGGACCACGAAGGACGGCGACCGTTTCAACCACATGCTGCGCGGTTTGAAGAAGGCGGCCGAGCGGGCCAACGTGCCGGATCTCATCTGGCACGATCTGCGCCGGACCCATGGGTGCCGGTGCATTCAGGAGCAGAACTTCTCCATGGAGATGGTCCGCGACCAGCTCGGGCACTCCAGCGTGGTGCAGACCGAGAAAGCCTATGCCTTCCTTGAGGTCGAAGCACGCCGCACACGTGCCGGCACAATTCCCGGCACAGCCGAGAGCGAAACGGTTCACGACGTGCAAAGCGTTGTGAAACCTCAACAGGGCAAGCGGCTGGCGACAACCAAGAAGAAGTGAAGCCAGCCCGTCAGGCCGCACAATAACCGGCACAGTGTAAGGGGATTGCCGCTTTTACCGGCGTAAAATCAATGGCTTATAAGCTGCGCCAATCGGATTTTGATTCCCCCATGCGGAGGTTCGAATCCTCCCGCCCCAGCCAAAAACTTGAATGAAATCAACGATCTAGTCATCGGACATTTCGGACAAACCGGAACAGAGCGCGAATTCCGGACGCACAAAAGCCGGCACAGTTGGCTCACGGGCGCTCAGCTCTTTTCCCCGATTCTGCGGATATCCCCACTGTCCACCGCCCTCGTGATGGACAGTGAGCCACGGCCGGCGCTCGATATAGTCGGGCGGGCCGCCGGACTAGTGAGTCGGAGCCGTCCCTTCCGACAACAGACGGAGACGCGCCGATGACGTTTTACGAATTCATATTGAGCCGGAAGGCCTCCGACACCCCGCGTGGAGACTTCGTCGGTGACGTGAAGAGGGATCGGGATTTTCCCAAGGATGTCGCGGACTGGGACCGGCTTCATCTGTATTTGTCGATGAAGGCAGGCAGCAACGCCGAAGCGGTTCTTAAGGCAGCAAAACCAGTGTGGCGCGCCTATGAGCGGGAGGTCGGCAAACTGGCGTAGCAAAGCGCGGGCGCCAGATTCTCTCCCAGGTTGGAGTTAGGAGAGAAGTGCCCCGAACTAGTGTTTTCAACGGCTTAGGTATCGGTGAGAAAGATAATTGGCGCAGGGCGCTGCAAGGGTTTGCAGGGCCTTTCTTTCCCACTTTCTGGGCCGCTATTCGAGATCGTCGGGCGTTTCGCCGTAGCGCGCCAACTCCACGGCCGGCTCGAAGTCGCCGAGGTTCGGGTCCCCACTTCGGGAAAACGCAATCGCACCGACGTTGCCTTCAGCGGCGGCCATCTCACGTGCGCGGCTTTTCGCCTGGGCGGCGTTCTGACACTCGACCGGCTCCAGTCCGAAAAGCTCGTCGAAGCCGTTTCGGATGAACGGGATCGCGACGTAATAGGTGACCTTCGCCATAACTTCTCCCTGCTACTTGGCCTTGCGATCTCGCCGCAGGGCCTCGCCTTTCCAGGCCGTTGCCGCATCCAGTCCATCTAAAGCTACGCCGTTGGCGTCTTTCGCTCCGCAGATGCAGCACCGCATGAGCCGCAGAAGGCGGTCGAGGCTTTCCATCTCGGCGACATTGGTCATCTGAATAAGCTCGGCCGGGCTGAATACGGTGCGATGACCGCATGAGCACTGCACGCCCATCAGTTGGTTCTGGTGCCGAAGCCGGTAGATATTCCCATCCATGTTCCAACTTTGTTCTCACCCCATAAGGGGTGTCAAGCCCGCCTTGGAACGCAAAAAAAGCCCCGCCATCCCGAGGGAAGGCGGGGCCAGTCAGACAGGGAGGCCACGTCAGAGGACGGGGGCCACTACACCCGGCCGGATGGCCGGATCTGTTGCGCCGTTAGAGGGCGGGCGTGGGGATAACTTCCGGCTGTCATAGGCACAGCGGATCAGTTGCGCGGCCAGGCGCTCAGCCTCTTCCGGAGTCAGCGTCTGGCAGGTTTCGGTTGGCGCGATCACAACGCCGAAGGGCCTCGCCCAAGCGCGGATCTCCATCAGCGCGGCCCTCGCCGACGGGGCGGGCGCACCGGCTTTGGCGGCAACTGATCGAGCTTCACTGAAATCTCTTCCAGCAGCTCGGTCATGCGGTCCTGCTCGCCCTCGCGGCGGTCGGCGATCGCCTCGCGCACGGCCTTGGTGAGATCCTTGAGAGCCGCCGCCACGTCGCGGAACGTGTCGGTGTCGACCAGCGTAGCGCCGAGGATGGACGTGGTCGGGTCTGGCGGGGCGGTCTTGAGAGCGGTGCCGGCAGACTTGTTGCCTGAGAGTGCCGCGAGCAACGCGAGCGCGAGGCCAACGATGGTGACGGCGTCAGCGACGTTGATACCGAGCATCGAAAGCCGCCCTATAAATCGAGAGAAGGTCGGCCAGGGCGAGCGGCACATAGACCGCGAGGCCTGTGGTCACTACGCCATCGGCCATGAAGGTGCCGGCGAGCAGGAACAGCGAGATGTTCGTCCACAGCAGGAAGCCGGCCGTGGCGCCGATCATCCTGACAATGGGCGTGCGCGGGTAACGCCCATTGATGAACAGGGCGGCGACTCGCGCCGCCCCGGCGAGGCCGAACACCAGCATGATGTCGGACTCGCTCAAGCCGTGGCGAAGCAGCTCATGCATGTTGCCGGCGGCAATGGTGTCGCCGGGTTGCATGAGCACCAGCGCCCAGCCGATCATGACAATGGCCGACAGCCATTCGAGGCCGCGATCGGCGTGGGTAGTGGGGCGCGTTCGTTGCCGCATGGCCGTCAGGCCCCGATCGGCTTCTTGGCCACCCAACGGCCGTAAAGGGTGATCGCGCCGCCGACGGCCGTCCCTGCGGCCATGGTGATGCCAATGATGGCCTCGGCATCCTCCGGACTGACGGCAAAGCCGAAAAGGCCAGCGGCACCCGCACCCATCGACACCAGAGCGCCGATCGTCACGCGAGACTGATACCAGGGCTCGGAATTGGTGGCGTGCGTCGCCTTGGCCACGATTTCCTTCACGACAGGGTTCTGGCGAACCTCCTGAATGACCTGCGAGGCGATCTCGCGCGACTGCTCGCGCGGGGCATTGTTGAGGGGCGAGCGAACGACTTGCTCGACCGCGCCACGGATGGCGCCGGTAAGGATGTCGGCGACGATCATTTGGAAAGCTCCCATGTGAAGGTGTGGCCTGCGGATTCGGCGAGCACGGCAAGGGCGGTCGCCATGCCGGCGATCATGGTCAGGGCGGCGTCCTCTGCCGGTGATGGGGCGGGCGGCTCACCCAGCTCCGCATCGCCGCGCCAACCGGCAGCGGTCCACCCGGCGGCATTGAGGGCGGCGAGGAAGGACTCGGCGTAGCCGGCGATGGCGGCGGCGCGGTCAGTGCCATTGACGACGGCGCGGGCACCGATGAAGTCATGGGCTTCACCGGCGAGGAACTTCTCCATGCTCTTGCCGGTGAAGTCGCCCTTGCCGCTGGCACCGGCAAGCATGCCCTCGAACAGGATGCGGGCGGATATGGCCGGATCGAGTGCGAGGCCGGGATTGCTCACGAGATCAATGCCGATGATCTCGCCCAGGCGGCGATAGTTGTCCTCGTGGGTGAGCTGCACGTCGCCTCGGCCGAACATCGACCGGCCCTTGGCATCGACCCGCCAGTACGGCGTCTTCACGCTTGGCAGCTTGCCGGCCTTCCACGCCTTCTCCAGCGCAGCGACAGCACCGGCATCCGTCGACGCGAGGGTCTCTCGCACCGGCTGCATGCGCTTGGCGGTCTCGTGGTAGCTGGTCGCCAACGGATAGGCGACGAGGTCGCGATCATCGAGATTGAGCCGTGCGGCCTCATCGAGCAGGCGGGTGAGGCCGCTAACTTGTGATTGGGTCAGCCGGCCGCCAAACAGCGACGAGCGCACCCGGTCAAAGAAGACCGTGCGGTTCATGAAGTGCTCCGAATATCAGGGTGCGAACGTAAAAAGCCGCCCGGTCAGGGCGGCTTGGGGTGGTTAGATTGCTATTAAGCAGCGGACGTCGTCAGTGGCCGTAAGCTTTCAGCAGCGCGCCAAGCGCTGCGGCGCCGAGCATGATGAACGACAGGATCATCCTCTGACGCGACGGCTGCCTTCGCCAGATCATGGCCATGCGGATGACGATGCGGGCGAGTTTGTCCATGCCCTCGGTGTAGCCAGATCGGCAAACGAGGGAAACCCACGACATCGGCGGCGCGTCATGCCGCCCACCTGAAATTGGGTCAGCCGGCCGCCAAACAGCGGCGAGCGCAGCCGACCAAAACGACCGTGCGGTTCATGGAGTGCTGCGGAAATGCAGATTCCGCCAGGTGGGGGCGGCTGGCGGTGTTAATCAAGCATCCGAGCTAAGGAGGCTCTAGGTTTAGGGCTTTGTCGCCTCGAAGATGAGCGCCCAATTCGTCATGGGCCGCAACGTCCCCAATGCATCGGTATAAGCGCCGCCCTCGCTGTCACGGAGGTTTCCACGAGGGCCCAACGACCGGCCGCCCCGGTGGGGATCGTCCGGGCGCCCAAACGCATAGCTCAAACGACTGCCACCGGGCGGTTCTTCGTTAAGGACAATGGTCACTTCAGTAGGAGACGTCACTGATACCGAGAGGATTGCATTTGGCACCAATGTTCCATCTTTGGTCCAGAGATCGAACCCCATATTGGGTGCCTCACTGATCCAATCCGTATCCAAAGCGACCGGGGGGACAGGTACGTAGAACGACATTCGAATCCGGGTGCCCGACCAAGTCGCTTCTTTTAGGTCAAGTGCCACAGGGGGCGTCGGTACGCCGCTTTCCCGCGCATGAACCAACTTGGCGAGTGCCCGACCAAAATACTTTCCGACATGCTGGTACGTCACATTCTTTGCGTGAACATCACCCGCAAAATCACCGAGGTACATGGGCAGCACGCAGTAGATTATGTCGCTTGCTAATCCAGCTTCTCGGATCGCAAGGGCAATTTCCGGCCGCTCGGGAGTGCTCGCTCGACCACGCGCGAGATATGCGCGATGACTGGCGGGTTGATAGGCAAGAAACGGCGGGACCCAACCATCCTTGGTCAAGGCGGCAGTATCGTTCGATATCGACGCAGCGAGTTCCTTCAGCCACTTGGTGTAAGTCTCGCGATCCGTTCCAGCCAGATGGTCGGTTTCACCGTGCGACATCAGCGTCGCCAGATAGCGGTAATCTTGACCTTCGGCCCGCGCCAGGCGCGCGCCCGCCTCGGCGTACTGAATGAGCCACCCATAGTTTGCTGACGGTGGCAGCAACACCTTGAGGCGCGCCCCGGACCGCCCGGCACTGGATCCCAGGATTGAGAAATCGAGCTTATTAGGATCGGCGCCACGCAATTCCGCTAGGGTGAATCGAAAGGTTTCCGCGGCAGCGGCTATGCCTGTCTCGCCACGCGCACTCTCACGCGTTTCCGCGAGAGGTACAAACCCATCCAGCAGCGGTGCACGCTTGGGCGGGCGCCGGACGCCCTCACGAAACATTACGTCGAACTGACTCGGTTGAGTGGTGAGAGCAGGCACGCCCAACGTGCCCAAACTCAAACTTTGCCCATACCCCACGATGTGCCAAATGGGGCGGCGCGGGCTGTTTTCGTGTTCCGGAGCAGATTCTGCTTCGCTGCCGCATGCCGAGACCACCAGCGCGATGCCGGACACCATTCTCCAGAAAAGCGAGCGCACCTAAGGGGTCACCACCGGCGAGGAAGCATCGGGCGAGCCCACCTTCTTTCGGTGCATTTTGCGTTCATTTATCCTCGCCGCCCTTCGTAAAGCTCGACGCCTCTGACCCGTCGCTTTGCGCCGGGCCTGCCGCGCCTCTTCGTCCTCGCCGAAGGTGCCTGCGACGGCACCATGCCCAGACTCACCAATCTTTTTATCCAAGCGCTGCGCTTTGCGAAAGGACATTTCGAGCTTCTCCTGCGGCAAATCGGATGTGCAGAAAAAGTGTTCGAATATCTTCATATTGAATGCAAGCACATGTGCATAAACATGCCGCCGGTCCGCATTCCACTGATGATTGAAGGCATGCATGACGATGTCGTAGCTTGGGAAATAAAAGAGGCGATCATCATTTGGCGATGCCTCCTGATAGAATTCATCAACTGCCGATCTGATCGTCGCCTTTGAGACGGCATTCGCTGCAATTGCGGTAACCGGCCGGAAAGTGGCCGCAAGAGGAATCGGCGAAACGGTGAAAACCACCGTTGCATTCGGCCTATATGTTCGGATCAAGCTGTGTATAGCTCTGATATTCGCAAGCGTCTCAGCATGTGTCGCCACGCGAAATTTGTGTCGAGAAGCGTCGTATTTTTCTTTGGGTATAGCGCGCCAGAACACTTCCCCAGTGGGCTCGTCGTACCAAATCTCGCTCAAGCCAAGCGTAATAATGAAAACTTCCGCTTCGTTAAAAAGTCTCAGCGTGTCGGCGTGAGCTGACTCCGTATAGCCAAACTCTTCAGCCTCATAGCCATGCCATAGATCTTGCGACGGAGTCTTGTTGAGCCACGCCCACTCAAACTGCTGGCGAATGGCATGAGTATGCACCATGCCATCGCCCATGCGGGTAACGTAGGCCTTGTTATCCTTACGAGTAAGAACGTTGAAGCCCCGTTTATGAAGATACTTACTAATATTACCGGCGAAGCAGGACCCAAACGCAACAATTGGAGCGCTTTTTGAGATGTATGGCTCCTTAGGCATCCACCCACGCGTCAAATACTGCGCGAGTGCGAACGATTTATCCAACGAGCTGTCATTTGGATAAATGTTCATGGTTGCCCCCCGGAAGAAGGAACCACTTACCCTTTTAACGACGCCATCGTGGGTAATATCAGTGCCTGCCATCTGGCCCCCCACCGGTAAATGCGGAATGATCGAGGCTAGACAGCACATCCCTCTAGGTCAAGGAGAGTCCTAGATGATGCTATTCATTTAATGGTTGGTGGTATCGGAGGAAATACTCCTAGAAGCCCCGTCCGTTCATCAAGGCCTTTAGGTCAATGTGGGGATCCAAATGGCCTTCGAAGCCCTCAGCCGTTGGTGAGCTTTCGTGGCACTAGCGCCGTATTCTGGCTAGCGAACAAGTCGAAGCGGCACGCGTAATGGACGATCCGGGATACTCTCGTTGATGGTTTCCGGCAAACCCTCCCAGGCAGCCAGTTCATCCATCGCGGACGATTCGATCATCGCGAGCGCACTGGCTAAAGCGCGGCGGGCGACCTCACGTCCAGCAATATTCGGGGGGAAACATGATCCGTCCCCATAATCTATAAAAATTTCTTGATCAGCAGAGCGAACCAGAACCACTATTGGTATTTCTTCTATTTTCTCCACTGCTTTTGCGAGCCGCTTTGCGGTAATAGCACGCCGCCTTTTATCCTTTCTCTCAGCAATACGATTTGCTTTCCGCAGCGCTCGTTTTTCAGCCGCACGCGTTGTCTTTCCGCCTTCAATTAGCTCCACGGACGACTCCTGTTACGGCCATATACGGGCGGCTTCTGTTGCGCGCGAGAAACCTTGCATACGCGAATAAGATTTGTCGAGACACCAAAGCAGCGTTTCGTGTGCTTACCGACTACGCCTTAATCACCCGCAGGCTCGTGCAGTGCCGGCCCGTGATGGCAGTTTGGCCAGTGCCAAAGCGGATGCCGGCAAAGCCCGCCGAGGCGATGGCCGCATCGGTCACCGCAATGACGGTCACGCCATTGACCTGCACACTGATCGCCGTGCCCTTCATCGTCAGGCGTACCGTCCGCGAGCCAGCCGACCAGTCGTCGGGCGAGTTGGCGAGCAGCGTCTGCGCCCCGGCGACGGCTTTATACAGATCCCAGCCGGAGCCGTGCCGGTAGCGGGCAAAGTACAGCGTCTGTTCGGTCCCGCTAGCTCGCCCGATGACGCCGCAGTCATCGGTCAGCGCGCCGACGAAATCGAACACGCCTTCCACCGCATAGTCGCTACCGGGCGGCGGCGTCAGGTTGCGATAAACCGAGCTCGACGTTTGCGACCGAACCCGATTGTTCAACACCACTGGCGAAACAGCGGCAGTGAACCCGCTCTGGAGCGCATAGCCCAACCCAATATCGGGGAGGTGCGCCAGTAGGAGGGCGCCATTCGCTGCCGTGAAGGTGTCCAGCAGCAGCGCAGAGAAGGTCCCCAGCGTGAAGCCGGACAGATGTACACCTCCTGTCGAGGACCCTGCCACGCCGAAACGCACGCCGCCGAAGCCGGGCTTGGTGACTTCAGTATCGGTGACGGCGATGCGGGTCGCCCCATCGACCTGCACGGATATCGCCGAACCGATCATGGTCAGGGAGAGTTTCCGCACCGTGCCTGCCAAGAAGGCGTCAGCCGAGGACGAACCCAGCAGGGTGGTGACGCCGGCAACGGTCTTGCTCAACTCGAAGGCAGCGCCGGCGCGGCTGTAATGCGCCCAATAGAAGGTGTTCAGCCGGGGGCTGGCACGGCCGATCACGCCGACATCGGCGGCACTGGTGTCGAGGCACACCATCTCGATCTCGACCGAATAGTCGGCCGAGGCCGGGGCGGTCAGATTTCGATAGACCGCATTCGTGGCCGGCCCGAACAGGCGGCCATTGGCGAACTGGGCATCGAGCGTCGGCGCGTAACCGGTCTGGCGTTCCCACCCGAGCCCGACGTCCGGCATCCGTGAGACGAGCGCGGCACCATCGGCACCATCGAGGAAGTCGACGACGGTCGCCGCCACGTCGGGATCGGGGCGCTTGGTCGCCGCCAGGACGGCCGTCGCGATAATCTGGTGACCAGCATCGTTCGGATGAATCTTGTCGGCGCCTATGATCGTTTGCCCCGCCAGCACCGCCGCCTTCATCGGCGTGTAGCTGTCGGCCCAATACACCCCGAATTCATCGGCAACCTGCTTGGACGCAGCGACATAAGCTTCGAAGCCGGCGCGCGACTGGCCATAGAAGCCCGCCGTTCCCGCCGTCGCCAGCCCATCGTCGATCATGTAGTGCGGCGTGACCACCACGATGCGGTTGCGCGGATAGCCCTCGGCGAGAATGCCCCCGAGAACCTCCCGGTAGTCGTTTATGTAGGCAGAGACGTTGAACCTGTCCGGGTTGGCGACATAGCGGGCATCATTGAAGCCGTAGGCGCTTATGACCAACTCGGCGGCGTTCGCCCCCATCACCGCCGTGGTGTAGCGGTCACGCCCATTGCTGGCGCGGGGTGAGCCGGACGAATCCGGGCTGTTCTGCAGCACCGTGCCCGAACTGCCCTGATTGTTCGGCACACCAGCGCTCAGCGCGGCAGCAACCAGATCGATGAACTGCTTGGCGTCAACCGTCGCTCCTTGGCCGCGCATGATGCTGTCGCCGAAGCCGACGAGGTTGACGACCGTCGCCGGCATCGGTGCCATCACGCGCGCCGTCGCCGTTACCCGGCGGGTTCCAGCCACCTCGGTGACCGAGATCACTGCCGTGATAGTCTTGCCGACATCGCCCGAGGCGACGACATAGGTGGGCCCTGTTGCGCCGGCGATCGGCACGCCGTTCTGCATCCACTGCCACACATAGGCGACGGACACCGGCCACAGCCCCAGATCGATCGTGAGCGCCTGCGCCAGCACGACCTGGCCGAGGATGACCGGCCGTATGAGCGGCCTTAGGTCGTTCACCGCGTAGAGATCGGCCTTGCGAGCGACCGATTGCGTGAGCGCGCTGAGGGCGGCAGCGCCGCCCAGCTGCGCGCCCAGCAGCGCCACGAGGCTGGAATAGCTGATGCTCCGCAGCAGGCCATCCGAGGTGCGCCGCACGGCGACCTGATCGGTATCCACCAGCGACGTGACGGGCGCCGCGCCAGCAATGGAGCTTGGCACGTCGACATTCTCGATGTCGCCGATGCGCGCCCACCCGATGGGATCGAAATTCCAGGCAAACTGCCCGCGATCGGAAACGGTCAGACCCGTCACCGGGTCCGTGTGCTCGCCGGCGTCGGCAAAGCTGCGCGCGGGCTGGCCGGCATAGCTGCCGGTGATCGCGGCAAGGCCGGCCCATGAGCCTTGGTCGATCGGCTCGGCCGCCGGCCCGGTCGGGCCTTCTGGTCCGGCAGCGCCCTCGGAAGCCCAGAAGTCGATCGACGCGATATCGACCGAGCCATCCTCGCCATAGGTCCGCGTCATGGCGCGGGCGTACCGCGCGTTCGCCGGGATCACATAATCGGCCGCCTGGTCGATCGAGAACGTTGCCTGGGTGATGTGCAGGCCCGACGCCACGGTGATAACGCCCTCGTACACGATCAGCGTCGAGATGGTCGCCATATTGGCGTCCAGCCAGCGGATGGCGCACTGGATGGCATGGCCGACCGGGTCGGCTGGCGTGACGGTGCGACGAGCGGTCCAGCGGCAGGAATACAGCAACCCCGGCTCGATCGCGTCGTTCTGCCGGCGGGCAATGATGCCCACGCCGACGATGCGACGGACCATGCCATCGGCACCGACCACTGACGTGCCGATCGTGAGCGGCGCCAGCGCCTCGGCACGGCCGCTGATCGACGAGGTGAAGGCCTCGGGATTGTCACCAGGCCGCGCCGTGGCTGATCGATTGATGCCGGCCCGGAGCAGCAGCTTGGCCGCTTCGAGCGACGTCAAGGAGGCCTTGCTGTCGACCTCGTTGGCCTTAGAAATTGCGGAGTTGGTCTTGGTTCGGATCACAGCTGCGCCGTCGCCCGATCCGATGGGATCAATCGCCATGTCGCTCTCACATTTTCAGGAGGTAAGGCAGCGACCTGGCATGCTGAGCTGCCGATGCCGCAGGGAAAGACTGGATGAAATGTCTATGTTAAAGGCCTGTCAGAGTGCCCGCGCAGGAGAGCATTACCCGTGTCTGCCGCACCTCGAAGAAGCCGATCTTATGAAGGAATAGGTCAATGGCTATTCAAGTGACAGCGATCAAAAGCGCTCAGTTCCGCGAGGAAGACGCTTCGCTATTCATGACGTTGGCGGACGATGCCGGGGATGAATGCACCCTTGAACTGTCCGGGTCATTGATCGTCGTGCTTGCCGGGTTCGCGGGGATGGCGACACAGGCACTTGCAAGCGAAGCCACCTCCGCCAGAGCGACGGGTTTTCGGCACGTGAACAAAATGGCGGCAGATGCGGACGGCGCTTCGGTCAGCATCCAAATCACCGACGCTCATGAAGAAGTCCACGAATTCGGATTGAATGAGCGTATCGCCAGTACTCTCCACCAGGGCCTCCGGAAATCGCTCGAAGTGCTACGCAGAAAAATGACAGAGAGCGACGTCGAATTCGACGGTCCACTCGCCAAACTGTTGGAGATGCGCAAGCGGGGACAACGGTCATCGCCCTTCCCCGCTCCCCGTTCATAGTGCTTCGATGAAGCTGATGGTCGGGTCGGCGAACCGGCCGAGGTCAAGGTCGAGATCGCCGGTGTTCATGTCCGCCGGTACGCACAGGCAGACGATATCCTTAAAGCGAAGCTGGGCAGTGACGGCCAGAGATGCCCGCAGTGGCGGCATGATATCCACCTCATAGGTGGCGACGTCCTGCGCAACGGCATCGGTGGTCGGCAGACCGGCTTCCGCTGCCTGGTAAAAACCGGTCGTGCTTACGATCCGGTTGATGCGGTACATCTGCGAACCGCGATTGAAATAATGCCCGGCCTTAAGGATCAGCGCAGTCTCGAACGTCAGTCGAGTGGCGCGGCGAGCGGCGGCAACGGTCAGCGATGCCGTACTGGTGACGTCGATGCCCTGCGGCGCCTCGCCCCCGCACACCTTCACGTCGATGTCCTCACCCGAGCGCAGCCGGTCCAGCATCGAATTCCAGTCGCGAACCTGCTGCGGCGTGCGGATCGGCACCGTGTAGGAGATGCGCCAGAACCCAGCGTCGCTCATTACCCGCTGCTCGCGCCCGGTGCTGGTACGCCCTCCGCTCTTGGTGAAGCTCGAAAGGGTCACCGCAGCATTGCGCGGCACCAGCGAGGTTGGCCACGTGACTGTCATGGCTATTCCTCAATAACGGGAACGACGACACTGCCGGCCGATACCGGCGGGGTCGTTTCAATTCCGGAGCCGTTGAAGGCGGTCACCCACACGCGATAAGTGTCGGGATCGAGGCCTTCAATGGTGAAGGTGTCTATGGTGTTCGCCGCGCCGTAGCGCGTCGCCACCAGATCGGCGGAGGTGAACACGGACGACGTGCCGAGATAAATCTTGGCGCCCCGATAGTTCGCGCTGTTGCCGCCGCGCCAGCGCACATCGATGTCGCCGGTGTCCTCATCCGCCGAAACCGTGGTGACTTGCGCCGCCGGGGTCGGGTCGACCGCATTGGCGACAGCGTTCTCAACCATGGCCCAATTCGACACCCGACCGCCCGTGCCGCGATACCTGACGCGAAGGTCATAGGCCGCACCTGCGCTGACGCCGACGGCCTCGGCCGTGTTGTCATCCTGCGACACCGGAATGCTAGTCCAGGCGTTCGCCCCGTGCGGCGATATCTGTGCTTCGGCCTGAAGATCAAGCCGTGGCTTGGCGTCCCATGACAGTAGAATGGCCGCCACAAGATCACCGCCGCCGGTGGCACGAGACGACGAAGCCCAGATGACACCCGCAGGCGGAAACAGGGTGAAGACAGGCGCGGGGGCAGGCACGGCCGGTGCCGTACCTTCCTCGGTAGCCGGGTCGAACGCATAGGCGTCGGGTCCGAATGACGACAACTGCAGCGAGACCGACATCGTGCCGGGATCAAGCTCCACGTTGAGCACCTCGAACGTCTCGTCGATGCCGGCATCGCTTATTTGCACGCGGATCCAGCGCTGATCCCAGGCATTGAGACCGTGCAGGTTCGTGCGCAGCGTGATCTGCCAGCGCGGGCTATTGCGGTGCTGGATGATCTTGGCCAGCCGGCGGGCGAGATTGTGGTGTTGAACCTCGTAGGTGTCGACGCTTTGGGACAGTTCGCCCTGCTCGGCTATCAGGGCCTCATCGCGCCACGGATCGGAGGTGGCCTCTGAGTAATCCTTGGCCGGGTTGGTGTACTTGATGATGACGATATTCGAGGCGGAGAACGGCCCGCTGCCATCGGTGATCTCGTAACCGAGGATGTGATCGTCGGAAATGGTGACGCTGGTCGCCACCCATTTGCCTGCCAGCACCCCGATCTTGCCTTCGCCGGTCAGGAACAACCGGCCATCCATGGCGCGCAGGATGCGCTCGATCACCGAAGCCGGGTCGGCCTCGAAGCTGTAGGACAGCGAGCCGTGATAGCGCGGTATGGAGCCGCCTGCCTTCAGCCCGGTTGCCTCGTCGCAGACATTGGCGGCCGCGATGAACAGATCGGTGTCGATCAGGCTGGACGAGATTCGCGCGCCATCGGCGTGGGTGAGATAGTCCCGCAGGATGAGCGCCATATTGGCGGTCCAGGCCGTGGAGCCGCTGCGCGGGTCATACACCCGCACCCCGCGCATGACGGCGTTCACCTGCGGAATGCGCTCCGGGTAGACTGCGCTGAAATCCTCCTGCACCACGGCGCGGGCCAGGATATGGGCATAAGCCAGACCCTTGAGCTGGTGCGCCGTCGACCAGACGTCGGTCCCGAAGCGCTCTATCAGCATGGCGACCGCGCTTTGAGTGCTTGACCCGCGATAGGGATAGATACCGACGCCGCGCGAATTCTGCGGCGCATCGACCGCCATGCCGCTGTCGCCGCCGGACAGCGAGTAGATATTATTGTCGATGTAGAAGGTCTCATAGGCGTCGATGAGACCCTGACCAAACACCAGCAGCTGGTGCAGATTGCCGTTCTCGGTCTCGATAAACACCAGCGACCCGCCCGCCTTCAGGCGGCCATAGTGCCGGGTGCGGGCTGACACCGATTGCCGAATGATGCCGGACACATCCTGCGGGCGGGGCGATGTCGGCTTCTCCCCGAATAGCGCATTGGCTGCATAAGACAGGCCGAGAGACAGGCCGATCCCGATGACGCCGGAAGCGATCACACCGAGCCCGGTGAGTGCGGCCGCCGTACCGAAGAGCGCCGTGGTTCCCGTGGCGACCGCGAGCGCGCCGACGATAGCTCCGGGCATCAGATGCTCCACGCCGCGACGACGCGGCAGTCTCGAATGGCGGCGATGCCGCGATGTGCCTTGATTGCCCAGAAGCCGGCCTGCGTGCGGATGGCGCCCCACCACCGGCCAGCATGGCGAACAACTGCAAAATCTCCGGGCACCGGTTTCGTGGTGCGGCGCGCTCCAACGGATCGGGCCAACTTCTCCACCAGCCGCGGCAGGTTCCGATTTGCCGAGAGAATGGCCGAGCAGCTCGCTTCGTCGACATAGGCGCCGCGAAGGTGTGCGGCCGGGTCGGAGCCGTGATTGACCTGCCACCAATCCGCGAGCATCAGCGCGCAATCGAGCACGCCATAGCCGAAGGGCTGCCGCGCCAGGTCGGCGAGGAAGTCGGAAAGCGAGGCGCGCATGCTCAATAATCCGGGAAGATAATGGTCTTCTGGTCGATGCCGGCGACGCGCTCCAGCCCCCGATCGCCGGGGTAGCGCTGTTGCTGGTCACGGTCGGTGAGGTATCCGAAGCCAGGCCGCCGACGGGTCACGAAGGGTGTCTCCGCCGACACCGACACGGTGTAAACCGGCCCGTCTTCTCCCTGCGCCATGGTCTGCGTCAGGCGATCCATTAAGCGCATCGAGACGGCGTAGGGCGAGTCGAGCGTCTGCCACGCCTCATCGAAAAACTGGAGATAGACCAGCACGGCGCGCCCGTAATATTCCTCGCGCTCTCCGCGTGCGATCGACGCGAAGCGTGCATCGACGCCGGAAAGGGTGAGCGTTTGTTCCGGCGCGGTGCCGTTGATGGCCTGCTGTAGCCCGGTCAGCGAGCCAAGACCCGCCAGTCCTTCCCAAACCTTGCTGTCCTGCGTGCCCAGCGGGCCGAACCCATTCCAAAGCCGTACGGTGCTGGAGGCGAACCGGAACTCGACAAGATAATCGAGCCGCACCAGCCGGCCCTCCATCTGCTCTTTGACAGCAGCGGAGAAATTCATCACGCGCCCCGCTGCTGGAAGCTGCCGCCGATGCCCGGCACCGCTCGCTTCATCTGCTGGGCAAGGCGGGCATCGCGAGCGTCAAGCTCGCCGCGCATCTGCCGCAGGACACGATCATCCACCGAGCCCTGCACAACGATCGAGGTGCCGCCGATCGTGATGGGGCCGCCACCCCTTCCCGAAAGGCTGGGCAGGTTCGGCACACCGACCGGGCCACCAGAGGCCATCCGGCCGATGCGGCCGGAATTGATGGCATCGAGCAGCGGGCCGAATTTGCGCGCCTGTGAAGCACGCACGACGAACTCCCCATTGCTCAGCATCATCGGGATGCTGTCCGATGTCCCCGTGCCACGGCCCCTTATGCCGCCGCCAGTCGCAGCGTGACCGATGCCGCCAGCGCCAACGCTGCCCCCGGTGGCGAGCCCACCGAACAGGGCGCCCAGTACCCCGCCGCCGCCACCTGCGTCGAAGAGGCTGTTCAGCGCCATGTCGAGCATCTTGTCGAGAACGCCGTCCAACGCGTTCGACAGAGCTTCCGCCGCGCTCGTGCCTTGCCGCAAATCCGAGACGAATCCACCAAGGGCGCTGCGGCCCATATCGTTGATGTCACCGAAGGTCTGCCGAGCATCCCCAAGCGCCGCCGTCTGCTGGCCATACGCATCGGCGACCTGCTTGATGGCCGCTATCTGCTCCGGAGCGAGCTCAATGCTCGCCAGGTCGGTCTCGCCTTTACGGCGGGCTTCCTCGCGGAGGTCATAGAGCGCCGACTGTTCGAGTTCGAGCGCCACCCGGCGGCTTTCCTGTACGGCGGCCCCCTGGCCAATCATCTGCTGCTCGGCGGCGAGCGCGGCGGTGCGATCGCGTACCGCCTGAATGTCGGCGGTGAAACGGTCATCAGCATCACGACGCGGAACCTTGGCGCCGCCGGCCTTTTTCTGCCGCTTGCCTAAATCGGCGGGTCGGGCGGTTGGTGTCGGGGCGCCCGGCATCGCGATGCCGCCCGAGAAGTTCAAGCCATCCTGGGCGCCGCCGCCATAGGCTTCGATCGCCGCCGTGGCGACAGCATCGATGCGCGCAACTACCTGCTTCTCAAGCGCCGCCTCGTCGGCGGCGAGCTGGGTGCGAAGTTCAGTGACACCCGCAGCCGACATTCCCCCTCGGGCTGGCCGGCCTGTAGTATTGACGTTAAGCCGGCGCTGCGTCTCGGCGAGTTGACCTTGCGCCGCGGCGACTGGGTCGCTGATGGCGAGGCCGTTGATAATGCCGGCCATCGCCTGGAAGGCCTGCGCAACCCGTCCAGAAGCCCCAACGGCTTGATCCATCTTTCCAACAATCGTGGCGAGCGAGGTACCGAGATTGCTAAGGGCCTGATCGACAGTCGGTATCGAGGTCGAAAAAGCCCGCTCGATATCGGGCGCACTCTTGATGATGGCGTTGAACACTCGATCGGCAACGAGTTCACCGGCCTCGGCCATTTCGCGCAGCGCGCTGACATTGACGCCAAACTCGGCCGCGATCGCCTTCGCGATGGGCGGGGCATTCTCCATAATGGAGTTGAATTCGTCGCCGCGCAGCACGCCGCTGGCAAGTGCCTGGCTGAACTGTCTGGATGCGGAAGAGGCCTCGGCAGCCGCCGTTCCCGAAAGGATAAAGCCCTTGGTGATGGTCTCGGTCGCGACACCGACCGCCGCCTGCGACACGCCGAGTTCTGCTGTCGTCGACAGCAGCCGTGTGTAAAGCTGACCCACACCCTCAAGTGGCGCCCGAGCCCGCATTGCAATGGCAACAATCTCATTCTGTGTGCGAGCGACGCCCTCGCCCTCAACGCCGAGCGCGCGCAGCCGATTGCCCAGGTTAGTATAGGCGTCGGCCGCCTTGGTGATTTCCGCCACAGTGATGATGCCGGCCGCAGCTCCCGCCCATCCCTTTAAGCTGCTGCCGATCGATGCCTTGATGGTCGTGGCCAACCGAGACATGGAGGCGTCAATTTTCTTGCCCATGGTAGAGAATTCTCGCTCGACCCGGTTTGTGGTGCCAGCGATGTCCGATTCCAGCTTCTTGAGCTGGCGCCGAATGTTGGCCGTGTCGGTGCTGATCGAGATGATCAGGTCATCGGTTTTGTCGGCCATAGGTCACCCGTATTTTGCGAGAAGGTCAGCGATCTCGTCGTCGCTCGGCGGCTCAATGGCCGGCTTCGCGCCATTGGCTTCAGCGAAGCCCTCATGCGCGGCGACAAACTCAGTGAGGGTGGCCGCCCAGAACTCCGCCGGCTTCCAGTGCAGCGCTCCGAAGGCGATTTTCATCCATCGCCGCCAGGGGAAGGGCTCGCTCAGCCCGTTGTCCCGGCGGCTTCGGCGTTTCCCGACTGGCCCTCAAAATGATGGCCCAGCGCCAAGGTGATCGCGTCGGCGATGGCGTCGAAGTGGGAGAGCTTCAACTGACGCAGCGCCGCCTCGCGGTCGCCCCCAACAGTCATAAATTGAATGGCGGCCATGGCGGCCGCCACCTCCACCCGCGTGAGCCGGTCGAAAAGCTCCTCCATGGATTTGCAGCCGAGCTGGGTCGAGACTGAGGCCAGACCTTCCATAGTAGCGGCGATAACCAGTTCGGTATCGCCGATGGTGAGCGCGACTTCGCCGCGCGCCCCGTTTACCGGAAGTGCCATGATCAGACCTCAGCGGTGAAGGTCAGCTTGCCGGCAGCGGAGAAGGTGGCGGAGAACTCCATATTGCCTTCCAGTTCGCCGGAAAACTCGAAGTCGGAGACCATCCACGGCCCCTTGAAGCTGCCGACGCCAGGCACGACGACATCGGCATTGAAGATCGTGCCGTCCTGCACATGACCGAGCAGGATGCCGCTGGGACCGCCGCTGACAAACTTGCCCGAGCCGCTGAAGGTGCGGCTGAGAATGCCGGGCACCGAGGTCTTCTGCACCGGGCCGGCAGGGTTGGTGCAGTCGGCCGTCGTGGTGTCGACCTCATTGGCCGACAGATTGAAAGTGCGCGCCGCGAAGCCGCACAGATTGGCGAAGACTTCGGGATCTGCCGCGTTGCCGATCTTGATGAGAAGGGCGCGACCGACAACCTGGGGCATGATCAAACCTCATAAAAAAGCCCGCGCGAGGCGGGCGGCTGGGCGGGATGGGAGCGACGGCTATTGCCGTTGCACGTAGGCGGCGAATTCCATGACGGCGTGGGTCGTCAGGCCGTCGGGGTCGGTAAACACCCGGTTCAACCGGTGCTCGATTGAACTAAGTATAAATGGCATCGGGAGCGTCACTGGCGCCTGATGCAGGGCGTCGGTCACAGCGTCGGCGATGGAGTTCGCCTCGTCGGCGTTTGGCTCTACCGACCAGCCGTGCAGCGTGATGTTGACATCGAAGGCGCGGAGGCATGTGCCATCGGCAGGCCGGACATCGACCGCGCCGTAATTGACATACGGCATCTTTCTGCCGGCCTTCACGCGGTCGAATATCTTCGCGCCGACGATGGCAGAAATGGCGCTGTCAGCTGCCAGCCAGGCTATGATCGCGGCCTTCAATTCGTTCTGCAGCGACGCCATTGCTAACCCTTCCGCACCTTGCGCACCGCTTTATTCACGGCCGTGGCGATCTTGCGCTTGGCCTTCCGCCGCATCGCCCGCCACGTAGGAAAGATGTGGGGCTGTGCCGCCGTGCCAGGGTGCTTGCTGCCGGCGAACTTGCCGCCATTGACGTGAGGGGCCGTGCCGAATTCGAGAAACCGCCAGATGTACTGGGCGAATAGGCCGGCGGCATCCAGGTCTTTGCTGGCACCGATACCCGTCAGCTTCTTGGCAGCGGGATTGTCCCGGAGATACCCACCCGCGATGCTATCCGCATACTTGTCAGTGGTACTCGATCCACGCGGTGCGCGGCTGCGAATGGCATTGGCAAGGTCGCGCGCGACGGCAAGCTTTGCGACTTCGGCCTGCTTTTCGGCCTCGGGCGCCAGGGTGCGAAGCCGGCGGTTCAGTTCCTCGCGCCCCAGAACCTTAGCCCGGATAGCCATCAGGTCGCGACGCCGTCTTGCACGAGGATATCGAACCATTCGCGCAGGTCGTCGGGGTCGCTGATGGCGCGGATGTTGAATTCCCGTGAGACGTCCCGCGCATCGACCATGCGCCAGTCGGTGTCGACCTTCACCGCGCGGGTCTGCGAGCTTTGCCGCACGGTGATGATGTAGGGCTGCACGCCCGATAGCCGCGACGCCATAACATCCTCGCCGCCACGCAGCGGCTTGAAGCCGGCCGCGACGGTGAACACCGTCTCGAACGGCCCGTCGCCATCATTGGTGCGCTGCTGGAAATGCACGCGGTGTCGAAGGTTGCGCGGCTTTACCATCAGCCGAATTTCCGAAGAGACGACAGCAGCGCGTCGAAGGCCCCGCGCCAGGCGTCGCCCTCGCGGTCATAATGGCCACGCACGTGCATCTTGATCGCGAGTTTCATGCGCTCTAGCGCGGCTTCGTCTAACTCGGTGCTGGCCTTGTACTGCACCCTGACGCTGTCACAGCCGAAGGTCACCGCCGGCCAGGTTGCACCCGATTTCAACCGGATGGCATTGCCGACAATCTCATAAAGCGCAGCACTTGCGGTTGCCGACGCTCCAGCGGTGTTGATGTAGAAAACCGACACTATTTCTTTGAGGTCTGGGTATGGCAGAGGCATCCAGCTATGGAAGCTGTCGAATGTCGCTTCCAGCGTCTGGAGTCCGATCGCGCGCCCGAGCCAGCCAAGCGGCCCGTCAATCTCGCTCTGCGCGGCGACGATAAGATCGTCGATCATCTCATTGTCGTCGGCGTGGTCTACACGAAGGAACGCCTTGGCGTCGTCGAGCGTGACGACCGGCTCGGGCGAAGAGATGACGCGCACCGGCATAGCTCAGCCGGCCTTGTTGGCGAGCTTGCGGTCGGCCTTGTTCTTCGGCGGCACCGCGGCTTTTTCGCCAGCGGTAATGGCGAGTCCGCGCGTCACCAGCGACCGGCCAGCGCCGTCTTCGACCTCGAATTCATCGCCTGGACGGATGCTGTCGGAACGCACCGCTGAGATATGCAGGGTGTCGATGGCCTTGAGCTTCATGGCAGTGACCTCCGTGGATGGTAAGAGCCCGGCCGAAGCCGGGCTCCATGCTGCTGCGGCCGAGGCCGGCTATCAGGGGGTCGTCGAAGCCGTGATGGCATCGCTGAAGTCGCCCTTGATGAAGGCTTCCGGACGGAACACCGCGAGCGCCAGGCGCTCTTCCGCCCGGATGGTCACGAGATTCTTGCGGAAGTTGTCGCTGTCCTCGGTCGAAATCTCGACGTTGGCCTCTTCGCGATCGAACACCTGCGCGCCGAGCTTGAACGCGCCGGTGAGGAACTTGTCGATCGTCATCGCCGGGGTCTCGACCACCGGCAGGCGCCACAGCGTGGACGGCCCGCCATTGACCGGGTTGCCGATGATGTGGCGACCGGTGGTGTCCTTCACCAGCTCGATGGTCGCCCAGTCGCTGGGATGCATCACGACGCCGGTCGGGGGCAGCTCAGCGAGGAAGGCCTGCAGCATGGCGAGGCGGATGACGTCGATCTTGGTGACGCCGGCGGGCAGGGTGATCGGCGGGGCATAGGCAGTCGCCTGCGTGTAAATGCCGTTCAGATCGGTGCCGGTGCCGCCGCCGTTGAGCAGCTGGCCTTCCTCGACATATTCCAGGCCGTAACGCAGCCGCCCATCGATGTACGAGCGAAGCTGCGGCACGTCGTCGAGGATCTGCTTGGTGGCGAGCACCCAGTGCGCGATCGTGGTCACCGGAGTGGTCACGATGTCGAACTTGATCTCCGACTGCGGCTTGGTCGCGCCGGAGGTTTCCGACACGGTCGCGGCACTGTTGGTGAAGCCGGTTTCCTTGACGTACTGGATCGCGTTCGACGAGGTGTTGCCGGGCGTCAGCAGGTCGCGGATGGTCATGCGGCGCTGCGGCGGCGTGATTATGCCATCGACCCGCTGCGGCACGATAAGGTCGCCGGCCGAGCCGTTCGCATCGGTGGCGAGCGCCGAGATGATCGCCTTCACCTGAATGCTCAGCGTGCCCTTGCGGCTACCGGCAAGCCAGTTCTTCAGTTCCTCGCTTTCGGCGACAAACTGACCAGCGGACTTGCGGCCCTGGCCGGCCTCGTCGCCGCTGGGGCGCACCATCTTCTGCTCGAGCGCGGTCATGCGCGCCGACAGTTCGCCATGCTTCGCCAGCGCGTCATCGGCCGACTTCTTGGTCTCTTCGCTGACCTTGCCGAGATTCTTGAGTTCGAGCAGCGTGGTTTCGCCGCTCTTTTTCACTTCGTCGGCCGCGCTCTTGAGGTCGAGCGCGAGCTTGCCGAAATCGACATCGGCGGCGCCGGCAGCGGCGGTTGCGGCGATGATGCCCATGGAGTGAGCATCGCCGGGGGCGAGGAACAGGAAGCCTGCAACGAGCAGGCACACAATCGCGCTCAGCGCGAAGTAGCGGTTGCGGTTGGACATCGGGGTCTCCGTCAGGTCCGGGGAAGGAAGGCCTGCACGGCGGCATGGAGCGCGCCGAGGGCCGGATCGGTCGCCTTGCCCTCGGACTCACTCCGAATGGCCTTCGCATAGCCGACAGAGGCGATCTGTACGGCCATCGCTTTGGGGACCCCTGCCTCACGCAGGAGGTCCTCGAATTCCTTGATCGGCATGGGATCGCCATCGCGCAGGCGGCGGGCGAATTCTTCCATGCGCTCGGATTTCACATTCTCGACGCCGGCTCGGCGATTGGCCGGAAACGACACGATCGAGACCTCCATCAAACTCACCTCGAGGAGTTTGCGGGGGCCGCCATTCTCGGCCGGCTGTGTATCGACTTCGTGATAGCCGATCGACAGGCCACGGATGGCGCCCGCCTTGAGCAGGATTTTGGCCTCGTCCGCCTTCTGCACGCCGGTGAGCAGGCGACCCTTACCCCACAGGCCCTTGCCGTCCTCGGCCATGTCTTCCCAAACGCCGATCGGCGTCCAGGGATCATGCTGCCACAGCATCAGCGGCTTGGTGCCTTCGCGACGGTGCTTCGCCAGACTGGTGGCGAAGGCGCCGGGCTCGACGCTCTCGTTGTAGCTGTCGCGGACACCGAATACCGAGCCGTAGCCCTCAAAGGTGCCGTCTTCCGACAGATCCTTGATCTGCAGGGCAAACGCTTTGGTCTTCATCTATGGCTCCTAGACGGGCTCGCCGGGGGCAGGCTGCACCGCGCGGGGCGGCGTTTTGCCAAGCTGGTCGAGGGGGACGAGGTTCGATTGCACGGTGAGCGCGTCGGCGCCGTCCCGACGCTGCAGGTTCTCTTTCCCGCGAATCTCGTTGCGGTCCATGATGCCGTTCTGAGCGAAGGTGTTGTAGAGCGCAGCGCGGCCTTGGCTGTCGGCGCGCAACAGGCCTTCAAGGTTGAATTCAGCGAAATAGCGAAGGCGCTCGGACGGCGACAACAGCTGCTTTTTCACCGCCTGCTCTATCCGCGTCAGGTAAGGACGCAGCGAGAAGGTCAGAAATCCGATCATCTGCTGTTCAAGCCCAGTGCCCCAGCTGGTCGACTTTTCGGTGTGGCCGACCATGAAGGGCGGCACGCGGAACCACCGGCAGATTTCCTCGACGTGGAAGGCCCGCGTCATCAGCAGCTGCGCATCCTCGGGGTTCATCCCCAACGGCGCGAACTTCATGCCGGCTTCCAGCACCATAAGCTTGCCGGCATTGGTGGAGCCCATGAAGCGCTCGAACAGCTTGGCTATTTCGCCGCGCTGGTCGGGGGTAAGCCTCGCTTGTCCGCTGTCGATGAAGCCGGCGATCTGCAGCCCACTGCCAAATATCTTGGCGGCGGCTTCATCGGCCGCCATGGCGGCGCCCATGGTCTGGCGCGCATAGCTGACAGGCGAGAGCCCAACATCGCCGCCGACGCCGAACCCACGCAAATGGAAAACCTGATCCTCATCGAGCTCGCGCTCGCCTTTCGGCCCGGCATAACGATAGATTCGGCGACCGGTTGTCGAGCGGCGCACCTTCATGCGGTCGGGTCGCAGCGGAGAAAGTGACACCAGGCGGTCGCCGATCATCGACTTTTCCGCGTAGCCATTTCCCTCAAGGCAGAGGCAGGCGACCATTCCCTCCCAGAATTCGGCCGCCGTCTGGTCGCTGTTCGGGCTGTCATGCAGCAGGTCGTACAACGCCGAATCTCGTGCTGGCCGCTTGTCCTCGCCATCCCTCTCGAAAACACCCAGCGGCAGGGTGCCGATGGTCTCGGAGAGCAGGCGAACGCAAGCCCAGGCAGTCGCCAGCTGCAACGCTGTGTCGGGCGTGACTGACTTGCCGCTGGCACTTACACCTCCCGCCAAGGCCGATGCGAGGGTTTCAGCGTCGTCTCGGTTCGACAGCTTGACGTTCCGCCGGCCGAATATTCCATCCCAGATGCTCATCCGACCATCACCGCATTCTTGAGATAGTCGTCGAGGTCAGCGACGACGGCAGCGGTCGGATTCCGGCTCATCAGCATGGCCGCATTGAAGGCCGCAACGAGCGGATCGATCTTCGCCTTGCCGGCAATTTCCTTGGTGATGAGGATGGCGTTGCCACGCTGAACAGCCGCCGCATTGCCCACGCACCACGTCATCAGATCCGAACCATCATGCCAGAACGTCCCATCCTTGAGCTTCCGCTCCAGCCCCCAGACCGCTGGTGACAGTCGCGAGCCCTGGCCGATCGACGCCAGTTCGTCATCCACGATGCCGTGCGCCGCGAGTTCGTCGACCAGCGAGGCCACACCGAACGGGTCGAGGCCGACGCCGTATTTCTCCGGCAGAAGACCTGCTTCCTTGACGCGCTTCACGATTTGAACCGCCTCGACGATGTCTTCCGTCGCGTTGATGCACAGCTTCAGCGTGCCTTCATTCTGAAGGTCGAGCAGCTTTTGCGAGATATCCTTGCGCAGCGCGAGCACGTCGGATTGCACCCACGCCCGGCACCAAAGCAGCCAGTCGCGCGTGGTTTTGCACCGGCCGATGACGGCGAGGCCAAGCAAATCGTCGAGGCCGCCGCCGTCGATACCGACCGTCGCCACGTCACAGCGCTCGATCAATGAATCCAGCGTGATGCTGTCGTCGGCGGCAGCGAGCCAATAATCGGCACCCCGCCAGCGCCCATCGCTGGTGGCAAGGCCGATTTGCACATTGAAGTGCTGCGAGGCGAGCAGCGCGAGTTCGGCCGGACCCTTGTGCTCGGCCTTCATCAGTTCGTCCCGCAGAAACGCCTCATCGACCGAACGATTGAGGTTCGGATTGACCAGCGGCCACGTCTTCGGATCCTTCCACCCGCCATTTTCCGCGCGGCTCAAGGGGAGCTCGTACAGGATCGGCAGCAGCGGCAGCACCATCCGGCCGGCGCGGACCTCCCGGGCGATATCGAGCTCGGCCTTGAACACGCCGGACGGCGGGGCCTTCGACTGCGTCGTGATCTGCAGCAGGAAGCCATCCGGGCGAGAGGCGAGGGAGCCGCGTATCTCGACGAAGATGTCGGCGGCCTTGGCCTTGGTCGAAAAGACGTGTGTCTCATCGATCAGGATGAAGGTGGCCTTGGAGCCGGTGATCACGTCGGCGTCGGCCGCCTTGATGATGATGACGGCCAGCGAGATGCGGTGCGTTAGCGTGCGCTGGTGCGTCTGCAGGTGGAAGAGCTTGGTCAGCTCTGGGTCCAAGCGAATGATGCCGGCAGCCTGCTTGAAGGCGATGTCGGCGATCTTCTTTGTCGGGGCGATCAGCAGCAATTCCGCTTCCGGCCGACGATTCAGGATGGCGGCGGTCACCATGATGGCGGCCGCTATGCTCGACTTCCCGTTCTTCTTCGGGATGAGCAAGAAGAACTCGCGGATCATTCTCCGCTGCAGCTTCACATCGTAACAGCCGAACAAGGCCCTTACGAAATCGAACACCCACTCGCCGCAGGCCTCGCCATAGGTCGGCGTGCCGATGATGTCAGGGACGCGCAGCCGCTTGAATATCCGCAGCGCGCGCTCTGCTTCCTCCGGAAACAGCGGGAGGTCGGGCACCAGCGAGAGGCCCGAAAGAATGCGATCCTCCCAGTCCGGACAGGCGGTGCTCCAGTCCATCAGTTGAGGGTGAGGTCGTCACCCCAGCCGGTGTTCTGACCGGCGGTCTCAGCGGCCTGGGTAGCCTCTTCCTTCTTGCCCATGCGCGGCTGAGCCGGGGCAGGGCGGGACTGCTGGGCTCCGATGAAGTCGTTCTGGCCCTTCATGATGTCGTTCCGCTCGACCAGCTTGCGAAATTCCTTCATGGCCGCGACGTTGCCTTCGGTGGCACTCGTCCACAGCATCGTGGCGAGGCTCGCGTCGAGGCGATCACGCGCCGCCTCACGAACCTTCAGCTCGCGAAAATAATTCTTCCGCAGCGTCGGAGCGGTGATGGAAAGAGCCGCCGCGATGCGCTCGTTGTTCCAGCCGAGGGCCAGTAACATCATGACTTTGTTACGGTTTTTCTCGGTGGCGATGTGAGGCGGCCGACCACGCTTACCCCAGCCATCCGGGATCGGGTCGCCGAGCAGGTCGAAATTCGCGCTCATCGAAAAAAAATCTCCGCATGGGGGGGACGCGGGTGCGCGAGGAAGGGGGCTTGGGAACTTTCGACCCCCCCACCCCTCACGATGGTTTGGGCTTAGAACACACTAAGATTCTTGCGGTTCTAAGCCTCGCTACCACTCACCGTTGGTGCGTTCCTCTGCCTGCTTGCGCCCGTCATGACAGGGCTTGCACAACGTCTGTAGGTTCCGCTCATCCCAGAACAGCCGCTCATCACCGCTGTGGCGGCGCTTGTGGTCGCACACCAGTTGCGCGGTGTTGCCGACCACCCGGCCACATCCCACCATCTGACACGTGAACAGGTCGCGGCCGAAGATGGTGAGACGCAGGGCCTTCCATCGAGCCGTCTTGTACCACTTGCGCCAAGGCGTGGTGGCGTCGCGCAGTCGGCTACGGTCAGGGCCATCATGCGTCTGCATGACGATGCGGGTTGGAGCGGGCGAGAGGCGAGAGGGCGGCGCCTTCAATCGGGCCATGCCTACTCCACCAAAGAGAAAGGCCCGAAAGCGTTTCCGCCTCGGGCCTTCTTCGTATCCGTGCACAGAAGGCACCAAACGACTGCCGCAAGTCAACTGGCCCCTGTGCGTATCTTCAGCAATGACGGGAGAATGCGGCTTTGCGGGGCATCGGCCAGCCACGGCCGGGCCGGGCAACGCGGACCTGTCACGCATTTTGTCGTCAGTGATTCGGAAAGCTCGTCGGCCAGCAGGGTCAAAGCAGCGTGCCACACCTCATGCTCGGCACGGTCGCATGCGGTCCCGAATGGCGAGGGGGACAGTTCCTGACGCTGATAAGCGCCGGTCATCGGGCGCTTGGCCTTGGGGCAATACCCATCACCCTCGACCTCGATGGTGCCGATGATCTCGCCATGCACCATCTGCGGCACCAGGCGCCGCACGAACCACTTCGGCTTGCCGCGCTCGCGCACCCATTGCAGCACGGTCGTCTCGGCTTCCCACACCGGCGTCGTGCCCATCATGGCGTGCTTCTGCACCAGCCATGCCGCCGAGCATTTGAAGCGCCGCACGCCGTCCTCACCGACAGCGCTCATGCGGTCGAGTGCATTGGCGACCACGGCCTCGCCGAGCAGGCCCCATTCTTCCACCGTCGCCATATCGCCAAACGGCCACCAATCGGCAGGGACGTCCAAGGTGAGCCCAGCAAGGCCCTCGACCGCGTGGGCGACCGCAAGGGCGTCAGCGTGCGGCCCTACAAGCGCCGAGCGGTCAGGCGTCACCCCGAAGAGGTTCCGCACATCGGGGCCGTCGATCACAGCAAGGTGCCGGCCATAGGACGAAACCGAGTCCCAACCCTTAGCCAGTTCCAGCGCCATGGTGCGCGCCTCTACCGGCTCTTTCGGCAGCTCGGTCCGATAAGCCCACACCAGCAAGTCTTCGATGTCGATGGTGGATTTCATGGCTCTTACCAGTGTTTCGAGGGTTTCGAGAGTATATCGAGGGTATGTTAAAACCCTCGAAGCCGGAAAAGAACAACAATTACAATATATTACAGAACTTAATCGAGGGTATCGAGGGTTTAAAGTCACCTAACACATAAGAAATAGAGCCTGCTAAACTTCCAATTCCCCGAACCCCCACCAACATCCCTTACGCGCGCGAAACCCTCGATACCCTCGATTGATCCCGCTAAGCCATTGAATGCCATTCAGAATTCGGTGTTCGAGGGTTTTTGGGCGACCCTCGATAACCCTCGAAACTATCGATGCAATTATGCAAGTGTCAGGGGTGCCTATCCCAATCGGATGGCGAATATGCACGGTCGGGAGGGTTCGAACCCATGCCGCCAGAACTGCTTCCGGGGCTGCGGGGCGGCTCGGGTCGATCAGGAACGGAATGGAGGCGGCAATTGAGGTAGGCACGCAGATTGCCGACCTCGCCATGGGCCAGTTTCTTCTTGGCCTCCTTGCCGAACCGCGTCTCGAACACCGGCTTTTCGCCATTGGCCAGCGCCCACGATTCATAGGCCTGGTACATCACCCGGGCCTTGACGTGCTCGCCTTCGGCAGGCTCCACGCAGGCCGCGATGAACGGCCCGACCTTGTCCATCTCATCGCGATATTCCTGTGTCGCCGCTTTCACCTCGGCCGGCGTCACCAGCCCGTCGCGCAGATAGGTGAGTGCGCCTTCGATCAGCCAGTTGAGAATGCCAGGGCCTTCCGCCACCAGCTCGCTGACCACTTCCTCGAAGTCGCGCTGTTCGTGTTCTTCCAGCGTGATCGGCCAGTGCACGACGGCGATACGGCGCCAGATGCCGTTATCGGTGCCGGTGATCTTGGGATAGCCGTTGCCGCTCATATGGGCGATGAACACCGGCTGGAACTCGAAATAGCCCTTGAACAGGTTGCGCACCGGGATGGCCTCGCCGCCTGTCAGCTTCTTGACCACGGCTTCCTTCAGCGGCTCATCGGCCGGCAATTCCAGTACGCGGACGAACCGGACATTGTAGAGCCGGGCGAGTTCGGGGCTGGCCTGGCCGCCCTGCCGCTCACCGACGCCGGTAATGGCCTCGGTGGGCAGCGATGACGCCAGCGAGCCCAGCACCCGCACCATGGTTTCCAGAAACACCGACTTGCCGTTGGCGCCATTGCCGTAGTGAAAGAACACCTTCTGCACCGGCAGGCCGAGCAGCCCGAGGCCAGCGCCGACCTGCACGAAGTCACGCACCGCCTTGTTCGGCAGGAAGCGGTCCATGAAGGCGCGGAAACGCGGGCAGGTGGCATCCTTGTCATAGGCCACCGGCATCAGCTTGGTGATGAGGTCGTCGCGCGTGTGGCCGGGCGTGGCCACGCAATCCACCCTGAAACGACGGGCTTCCGGGTCCGGGCATTCGCGGTCGAGTTCCCGGCGGAACCGCAGCGTGTGAGTGCTGGTGGCCATCTTGTAGGGGTCGGCATCGAAGGCAGACGGCTTTTCGGTCAGATCGCACGCCGCCAACGTCTTCAGCGCGTTGATCCGCGACATGTTCTTCGATGAAATGCCGAACTTGCGGCGCGTTACCTTGCGCTTGTCGAGCGCCGAGCGGGCATCCTTGCCGGCGTCAATGGCACGCTCCAGCAGCTTGGCGCGGACCTTCTCTTCATCGGTCCATTCGGCCTTACGGGCTTCCAGGGCGACATAGTCGCGCTGCGCCTGTTCGCCGTCTTCCATGTCGCGCCGCTCCTGCGGCGTGTGGGAAAGATAGTCGGCTTCGAGAGCGATCAGCCCGCCGACACGCTTGGCGAGGCGCACGGCCGCATCATTGCCGCCGGCCATATCCCAGACCTGCCCGCCCCAGGTGAAATAGTCGGTATTCACCACGCCTTCGGTTTCTAGCACCACCAGATCATCGCCGAAGTGGATGACATAGCGGCGCGCGTTGTCGGTGTCGGAGTGGTCGAGCGGCGCGCACTCCTCCACCCGGCCCATGTCGACAGCCGCCGGCGTGCGTCCGCCATCGCGGCCATCGGAAGGGCCGGCTTCATCCTCGAGGTCGAGATCGTCGAACGTCCCGTCATCATCGGGGGCACCGATAGGGGGCTGCGGGGCATCGACCGGGTCGACCCGGTCGGCAATGGCGCGCAGGGCCTCGATATTTGGGAGATCATCCATCACGCCACCAGCATCGAATTGAAGTCCTTGCCGCTATCCGGCCAGGAGATGGAAATGCGCCGGCCGTCCCGCGCATGGCGGGCGCGAGCCCGTTCCATCGCGAGATTGGTGGCGAACGGGTCGCTGTCGCCGTCGCCGAGCAGGCGGAGATCGACAACGGAATCGGGGATGGTGACCGCATCGCTGGCGAAGTCAGGTTCGGCGCCAGGCACCCGCATGGTGCGGCCGGAGCGGTCCTTCGCGGTCGGGTGCGGCACGCGGTTGTCTTTCGCCGCGGCGCCGCAGAGGTTGCCGAGATCCGCAGATGCCCAGAAGGCCGTGCCGTCCAGCGAGCGCCCCAACGCCAGCATTGCGATATAGGCGGAAAGGACGGTCTCGATCCCCTCGCCGATGAAAAGACGATGCGGCTTAGCGCAGCGCACGAGCTCGATATGCCCGCCATTCTTGGTGCCGCGCACCTTCTTGGAAGGTTGCACCTCACCCGTTTCCGGGTCAGCGACCACCAGCTTGCCCTTGGGCTGGAGGAGGTCCACCCAAGTGATGTGCAGGCCGGAAAACCGCCCATCGGCGCCGATAATCGCCGCCAGCATCGCCGGGCCGGTATGTATGCGCTGCCAGGGCGCGCGCCCGCCACCGGCCCGGCTGCGCTGGATGAAATAGGGCATGTGCGCGTGCGCTCGCAGCCGCGCGCCGGGCGGGGCGACAAGCCCGCGCAGCCCGAGATAGGCCTCGATCGGCGTGCCCGCGACAGGCCCCGCCGCGCGCCAATAGGTGTGCAGCCGCTCGCGTTCCTGCTCGCGAAAATACGCGCTCGCGGATTCGGCCTTCGCCCGCTTTTGAGCGGCTGTAGCCTCGCGCCGTGCCGCCTCAGCAGGGTCGATTGCCTGCGCACCGCCGAGCCAGGCGACGGCACCTCGGAAGTCCATGCTTTCGCGCAGCATAACCAGCTTGATGACGTCGCCGCCATCTTGGCAGGTGGCGCACACCCAGCGATCCGGCCAGCACTCGAATGAGGTGCTGTCGCGGGCGTTTGGGTCGGGTGAGTGCAGAGGGCAGGGGCCAACTAAGCCCCCGGCCTTGCCCGGGCGCAGGCTAACCCAGCGCCCGGCGAGGTCGGTCACCGGGTTGCGGTCGCGCAGGTCCTGCTTCGCGGCTTCGCTGATCATGGGCGCCCCGCAACGAATCGGCCGGCATGGCGTTGAGTCGCGCCATGGCTGACCACTGGGACGAACCGCTCGCATCGGAGATCAAGCTGAAGGGTCGCCTTGCCGGGGTGACGCTGACGACGTTGCGCGATGCCGGCCGCTTCGTGTCGGAGCACTTCCGGACGGTGACCCACCACGCCGCGCTGGATGCGGCGATCGCGGATCTGATGCAGGCCGCCGAAACCGGCGACGCCGGCGACATCGTTGAGGCCACCAACCAACTCTGGCGCGTTCTGAAATTCAACGAGCTCGTCTAGCCCAGATGCAATTGCCGAAAAGCGTGAAGTCTTTCCGTCGATGCTATCGACAGCCGCAATCTGAAAGGGCAGCTTCGAAGCATGATGGACACAGCGCAGCAGTTCTGGGCCTTTCTCGGTGAGTACGCCCGCGCTGCGGGCGATATTCTCGCGGACAATTCGTTTGCCACCGAATGGAAGACGGGGGGGCTGTACGGCCTCATGCGGGACATGGGCGGTATGGCGGGAGCCTCTATGGCCCTTCTGGCGGGCTGGTTTACCTACCGCGCGGCCATGATACCTGTGAAACAAGCCGCACAAGAGAGGAGCGCGAATGTGCGCGATTCCTTGATGGTTCTGCACCATTACGCTGGCAATCTTGAGCGCGTCGCCGTTCGACTTGCGAATTTTTTCGAGAAAAGCCGAAGTGGTCTCGCGGAGCCCCTGCCGGTAGAGAGCGTAAATCTTGAAATAAGAAGGGCGCTCCAAGAAATTGATTCCCCGCCGGGGACTAAGGAGGTCGAGATCGCGCTCGCTCGCCTTACGATTCAACTCCGGTATATTGGAAGAAGTTGTACGCAGTCTGAAACAGTGCTTCGGACTGAACTTGCTAAAATTTATGAGGCGATAGAAGGGCTGGACTTCGTGCAGTGGTATGACAGTCAATCGCTTTTGATCGCAGCAACCAGCGCAACGTTCTCTGCACAACAATGTCAGGGAATGGCTTGGATAGCCCAAGGGCAGGCGTCTAAGCCCCCCAACTAGACCACCAGCAAAGCTGTCAATAACGAGCTCATTCACTGCCCGCACTCCGCCCAATCAAACCAATGGATTTCGGGCGCGCCGATGTGCCGGGCGTCCCAGACGAACCAAGCGAACGCGATCGCGCTGCCGGTCTTTTCGCCTTCCCAGCCATGGCGATGCATCATCGGCATGCGGCGGCTGGAAACGTGCACCCGCGCCAGCGGCCCGGCCTCGAACCACGGCTTGCGGGCAATCCCTTCAAGGAAGGACACCCGCAGCAGCATCGCGACGTAGGGCGCGATCAGCAGGGACTTTTCGATGAACTCGACCGCATTCTTGAACGGCGGGTTGCTGATGACGCCGCCAATACCCTGCGGCACCGGAAAGGGCATAAGGAAGTCGACGCCCGCCTCACTGTCGGGGCACCCGCGCGCGACGAGGTCGGAGGCATGCACGTCGAACCCGGCGGCTCGCATGGGCATTACGATGGCGCCGTCACCGCAGGCCGGCTCCCATATCCTGCGCGGCAGGAAAGCCGCCTCGATCGCGAGCAGCGCGCGCACCGCTTCCGGCGGGCTGGCATAGAAGTCATCGCCGCGCTCTTTCAGCGCGTGCATGGTTTCCTTGGAGGCAAGCCGCGTCATCGTCCCGCCTCCGCATCGAACGCCGCGCGCATCCGCGCCCACTCCTTGGGCGACCAGATCCCGGCGCCATCTTTCAGCGCCAGGCGCACCAGTTCGCGGCGCATGCCCAGCCGCTGTGCGACATGCCATTCAGGCAAGCCGAGGTTGAGCCGCATAAAGCGGGCGCAGCGCACCAGGCGCCGATAGCGCGACCGCAGGCGGACAATCTTGAAGGGCGGGCAGGGCGAGCGGGCGAGCATGCTCAAGCCATCTCCGCGCACAGGTCGGGCGTCTCATCGGCCTGCCGCGCCGCACGCACGCCGTCATGCATCGAATATTTGCGGGCGTTCCGCTCGAACCCGATGCGCGGCAGCGGCTGGTAGACGATGCCATGGCACGCCGGGCAATAGGAACCACCGGGAATGGCCGGCGCGCCGCACACCCGGCGCGCATCGATCGACATCGGCCCGTCACCCCACAGCGGATAAGCGCACTGCGCCCGCGTCGCGGTGCGGTAGGGAACGCCGGGCCGGTCAAACGGCAAAGGGGCCGGTGGCGTCTCGGGTTTCACCACCACCACGGACGGCTTGGCAGGGGCCGGCGCAACGCCGGAACCGAACCGCCCATTGAAGCGCAGAGCCTGCCGTGCCGGCTTCGCCCGGGTCGCATGGGGCTTCACCACCTTGGGGGTAGACAGGCCCGCCCGGCCCGGGCCGAACCCCTGCCGGAACGCCCGGCCGATGTGAGCATGGCGCGAGCGCGCGGGAAAACCTTCGAGCGCCAGCTGCGCCGCGCATTGGTCATAGGTCAGGCCATCATCGAGCAGGGCTTTGAGACGGGCGTCCTCATTGGTGCGATCGCTCATTCCGCACCTCCGGCCAGCATGGCGCCGGCACGGCACGAGGCGCGCAGCGATTGCACCTGGGCGTCGAGGTCGGCAAGGTCGCGCTCGCAGTCCATCCACTCGCGCGGCGTCATCTTGCCGTCCGCGAGGCACTGGGCGAGGCGGCTGATCGCATCGCCGCTCTCGCGCGCAAGGCCGGCCAGATGCTGCGCCGGCTCGGCCTGCATGATCGGCGCCGTCAAAGGCACCACGTCATAGCCAAGCCGGGACGCAAGGGCGCGAAGGATGATCGGCTCACCGGCAAGGCTGTCGAGGTCGAGCGCCACATCGATCGGCGCGAACTGGTCGGAGTTGAGGTCACCGAAGCGGGAAAGCTGCGCCGAGCCAAGCCGGGTAGAGCCCGCGAGTTCGCGCAGGCCGCCGCCAGCCTGCTGGCAGGCGCGCCGAAAGGCGTTCTTCAGCGCGGCATAGTCGGGAATGGTGAAGATGCGCCCGCTCATGCAACACCGCCTTCGACGGTTTCATGGTGCGCCGCAGGTTCGCCACATACGGTCATGTGGTCGGGGCGGGGCACATCGGCGGGCCACTCCGCCCCGTCCGGCCAGTTGTCCGAAAGCCACGCCATGGCCCGCTCGAACGTGCTGGTAGTGAGGTCACCCCCAGCCGCTAGCAGCGCCAGCCGTTTGCCGTCGTTGAATACAAGCGTTGAGACACGAGACGCGGATAGGCCGCGAGCGTGGCAGAAGGCTTCGGATACGCGGAGCATCTGGGAAATGAGCGTCATGATGACAACAGCATGCGGTTATCTAACCGCATCGTCAAGCCCAGATCGCGGTCACGAAACCGCTAAAAGCTACACTTGTTCGCGGTTAGAATACCGCGCGATGAGCCATGGTGAAGAGATTCTTGAGCGGATCAATCAGCGGCTGACAGCTCTGGGGCTGGCAGAGTCCGCTGCTGCGTTGCGCGCTGGCATGTCGCGCGACGGCATTCGGTCAATGCGGCGCGGTATTCTTTCCGGCAAGCACCAGGGCGTTCTGTCCAGCACCTTGGAGAAGCTGGCGCCAGTTCTAGAAACCACATCGCAATGGCTTCTGACGGGCGAGGGCAACGATATTGCCAAGAGCGCTCATCCCGAGGAGGATGAAGTCGCAGGGCCTCCGATGATCGATATCGCTGGCCTTCCGTCGAATGTTGAGTTCGCTGATGTCGACTTGCTGCCAAGAGCCGCCTTCGTTCGCGACGTACCGGTCTATGGAACCGCGATGGGCTCAATCGTGAAACGGGTCGAGGGGTTTCAGATGGAGCCAGAGATCGTCGACCACGTCCGGCGACCTCCCGCTCTCAACGGGGTGAAAGGTGCGTATTCCCTTATCGTAACCGGCCAGTCCATGTTTCCCCTGCACAAGGATCGCGACTTGTGCTTCGTCAATCCCCATCAGCGGCCAATGATTGACGATAGCGTTATCGTTTTCACCAAGCATCACGAAAACGATCCCGGGCAAGCGTATATCAAGATACTGAAGAAAAGAACCCTCAGTTCGGTTGTCGTAGAGCAGTTAAACCCGCCAGCAATTTTGGAAATACCGTTAAAGTACGTCGTAAGCGTGCATCGCGTGCTTACGATGAGCGATCTATTCAGTATATGAGCATTCATAGCGCCCCGACCATGATGCAGAATTGGCTGCGCGCTGAAGTCCTCGCCCGAGATGAGCGGGTGAGGGGGCGGGCGAGGCCCGTTAAGACCAAAGCGGTTTTGTAACCGCATTAGAGCTTGACGCGGTTTTGTAACCGCATTAGCGTTTGTCCCAATCACCGCGATTGGGAGCAGCCGCTATGCAGCCCGCACACTACGAACAGGCGCTCGTCGCCTTCTTTCTCCGCCACAACCTCATCGCACCGGTCACCGATGCCGACGCGCTGATCACGCGCCACGGCCTGGTGCTCGCCATGGCGGTTGCGCTGCGCGATGGCGGCTTCCGCGTCTCCACCGGGCCGATCACCGCCACCATCGACGGCGTGAGCTTCACCCGCGATGAAGTCGCCCTTGCCGGGGCCGAGGCGCACAAGCTCGCGCACCTGATCGAGGACATCCTCGACGGCCGCGCCGCCGATCCCGACGGCACCATGGTCGACCGCATGGCCTTCATCATGCGCCGCATGGCCCGCGCCTCGGTCGACATCACCCCCGATGCCCTGGTGCGCGAGGGCATCCCCGAAGCCATCGTCATCGAATACGCCATCGAGGCCGCCCAGCTGGCCGAGGCCATGAAGGTCGGAGTGGCGCACTGGTGGAAAGCCAGCCGCGCCCGCGAGGCTCTCGCTGCCGACATTCGCGAGGCCGCATGATGGGCATCGATCGCGAGTTGCACGCGCAGTGCGCCGAAAGGCACGCCTCGGACATCGTGAAAGCGATGTGGTCGGTGGCCTACGACACCGACGCCGATAACTCGGCAAACCTCTTTGTAGCCATTTTGGCTTGCGCGCTCGGTACCGGCCTCGGCCTTCTCGAAACGATGGACGACGTCCCGGCGAACTTCGCCGAGACCGCCCTCGGCCAGCTTGAGCCGTACATTCTGGCCCTGGCAGAAGAGACCTCTGGACGCGCGCCAGCCAATCCCTTTCCGTTCGAGACCCGGGGCACGGCATGAGCACGCGCCCCGTCAGCATCCCTCAGATGATCGCGCGCGCCGTGGCCTTCGGCATCGCGGCGCCACTCATCGCCGCCGGCCTTGCGCTGGCGGCGGTGTGGCTTTCGATCAACGTGTGGCCTTTTCTGCGGGGGCTAGCATGAGAGCGCGCCCCTCCACCCGTTCCAAGATCGCCGAGGCGCTTGCCGTCACCATCGGCGGCACAGTCGCCTCGGTCGTCGGCGGCATCGCGGGCGCCGCCCTTTGGCTGTGGGTGTTCGGATGAGCGCCGCCCCGAAGATCTGGCTGCAGTCCCGCAAGGGCCGCGTCATCGACATGGTCGAACCCCGCGCCGTCGAGGTCGACTTTGCTGAGATCGCCGACCAGCTGGCGGACGTAAACCGCTATGCCGGCTCGGCCGATCGTGCCGTCTCGGTCGCCAACCACACGCTGATCGCGGATGCCTGCGCCGTGGCCTTCGGGGCGACCATCCGCCAGCGTCAGGTCGTGGTGCTGCACGATCTGCATGAGAGCCGCATTGGCGAAGCCCCGACCCCCTCGACCCACGCCAAGGTGGCGATAGCGGTCGAGATGTTCGGCTTATCCGCTGGCGACATGCTGCGGCAGGTGTTGGACGAAGAGAAGCGCCGGCACGACATCGCCATCTATTCCGCCGCCGGCATCCCCATGCCGACCACTGAAGAGCGGCTGTTCATTCATCGCTGCGACCTCGCCGCGCTGAAAACCGAGCGCCGCGACTACCTCGCGCGCCAGCCCATGCCATGGGCGCCTCACATCGAGGCCGCCGTTGCTCTGCCGCGCCGCATCAAGCTGCTGTCGCCGGCCGAGGCCAGCCTCGCGCTGCACAAGCTCTTTCTCATCCTACTGCCCGGAGCCCGCGCTCAGAGCGACCGCGACCCGGGACAGGGCGCCCGGAGGTCCGCATGAGCAAGCATGACATCGCCGAAGAGTTGGCCCAGCGCATCTATGGGCTCGTTGGTGAGCTCCAGTCGACCGGCCAGAACGTCACGAACTTGGACGTGCATTGCGCGTGCCTAGCTGTGATTGCCGGGGCCGTGGGTGAAGAGAGCGACCACGAAATCCGCGAACTCTTGCTTGCGGATTTGGCCGCTCGGCTGAAGCACATGGTTGCCACCACGTGCCCCCATCCGAGCACAGCCGGTGAGGCGATCCAATGAAATCGCGCATCGTCTACCTCGCCGACAAGCGCCAGCGGCTGGCCGCGGACTATGGCAACCGCCGCAAGGCGCACCGCGAGCGCGCCGGCACCGCGCAGAAGCTCAAGCGCACCACGACCGAGCTTCTCGTCGCCGAACTCCGTGCCCAGCGCGAGGCCGCCAAGCGCGCCGCCAAGGCCGGCACGCTGACCGGCGACCTCGACCTTTTCCTCAACCCCTGATCGCCGCGCGGCACCGCCGCCATAGGAGCCGTCATGTCCGCCAATCGCGTCATCCGCAGCCTGTTTCAGGCCCTCGGCCTGATGAACCGCACGCGCTTCGAAGAGAAGTGCAACGCGGAAATGCAGCGCGTCATCGAGGCGCTGCAGGAGCATCCCGAGGAAAAGGCCAAGGCCACGCTCACCATCACGGTCGACTTCACGAAGCTCGGCGATCGCATCGACATGAAGCCGGCGGTCAAGGCCAAGCTGCCGGATGACAAGGGCTTCGCCTCGACCGCCTTCTGGCCGCTGGAAGGTGGCTTGTCGGTCCAGCACCCCAGCCAGACCGACATGTTCGCCGGCCCGCGCGAGACGCGCACCAGCGCCGCCGACTCCGCCTGACCCCGCCATCCCCTCTCATTTGCCAGGAGCGATTCAGTGAGCACCGAAGCTATCAAAAACGACATCCCGGCGGCCTCCGCCGCCGGGCTCATTGCCAACCTCGCCAAGGCCGGGTCGGCGCCGGAGATCGTCATGATCCCCACCAAGGGGCTGGGCGGCGGTTTGCCCGAGCAGATCCCCGTGCTGTGGGACCGCAACGCCCAGCGCATCGTGCCGCTCGGCAGCGAGATCGAAAGCCATCGGCTCGCACCGCGCCGGATCAAAGGCACCGCCAAGGTCGAGACGCTGGAAAGCTTCATCGAACTGGTGAACCGCCACAAGAACGACGACAGCGCCATTTTCGCCGCAACGGCATGGCCCAGCCCGTCTCTGACGGCGGTGATCGACTATTACACGCTCGACCATGGCACCGCGTGGGGGCAGCATCGCGTGCACTACGCCTTCCCGCTCACCGAAGAATTCAAGGTGTGGGTCGGCAAGAACGGCAAGGCGATGCCGCAGATCGAGTTCGCCGCCTTCCTCGAGGATCACGCCGCCGAGCTCGCCGCGCCGATGGATGGTGAGCGCACCGAATTCGAGGGGCTGTTCAAGGAACGCTTCGCCGCTCCGAATGAACTCATCGACCTGTCCCGCAGCCTCGAAGTCTTCGTTGGGGCCAAGGTGAAGCAGGGTATCCGGCCCGCCAGCGGCGAGCGCCAGGTGCTGTTCGAGACCGAGCACATGAACGGCAAGGGCGAGCCGGTCGACATCCCCGGCATCTTCATGCTGTCGGTGCAGCCGTTCGTCGACGGCGACCTTGTGCGCATTCCGGCCCGCATCCGCTACCGCATCGCTGGCGGCGAGATCAGTTGGTTCTACCAGCTCTACCGCTGGGAATATTGGCTCCGCACCCGCGTGCAGAACGACCTGCTTCGCGCGGCCGAATGCACCATCCTGCCCACCTTCGAAGGCTCGCCCGAGACCGGCTCCGGGGCCTGACCGGCCCCCCGGCGCCTTGCCGGGCGGCGCTTCCTCCCGCCGCCCGGTCCTTTTCCCTCTTCGGATTGTTCGCCATGAAACTCACACTGGAACGCGCATCGCTGCTCAAAGCCCTCGGGCGCGCCGTGCGAGCGGTCGAGCGCCGCAACACCATCCCGATTCTCGCCAACGTGCTGCTGCGCGCCGAGGGTGATACCGCCACCATCATCGCCACCGATCTGGATATCCAGATCAGCGTCACCATCGACGGCGCCAAGGTCGATGCCCCGGGCGAGACCACGCTGCCGGGCCACACGCTGCACGAGATCGTCCGCAAGCTGCCGGATGGCGCGCAGGTCTTGATCGAGGATGACGGCCAGGGGCAGACCACGCTGAAAGCCGGCCGCTCGCGCTTCAAGCTGCAGTCTCTGCCCTCATCGGAATTTCCGGATCTGGCGAAGGTCGAGCACGGCTTCAGCTTCCAGCTGCGCGACACCGACCTTGCCGCCGCCATCGGCCGCGTGTCCTTCGCCATCTCGACGGAAGAGACCCGGTATTATCTCAACGGCATCTATTTCCACCTCCATGCAGGTGATGACGGCCCCGCGCTGCGCATGGTCGCGACGGACGGGCATCGCCTGTCACTCGCCAGCATCCTCGCGCCGGAACGCAGCACGGGCATGCCGGGCGTCATCATCCCGCGCAAGGCCGTGGCGGAGATCGAGCGCCTGGCCGGCGAGGGTGATGGTGCCGATATCGAGATCGAGGTGTCTGCCCACAAGATGGCGGTCGCCGCCGGCGGCACCCGCATCGTCACCAAGCTGATCGACGGCACCTTCCCGGATTATGGCCGCGTGATCCCGCAGGGCGGCAAGATCACCGCGCAGATGCAGGCCATCGAGCTCGCGGCGGCGGTCGACCGCGTCGGCACCATGTCCCCGGAAAAGGGCAGGGCGATCAAGTGCGACTTCGCGGATGTCACCCTCACCGTCTCGGTCGCCAACCCCGATGCCGGAGACGCCTCCGACGAGGTGAGCGCGACGATCGACGGCGAAGGCGAGGGCGGCTTCACCATCGGGTTCAACGGCCGCTACGTGCTCGACATGCTCGCCGCCATGAAGGCGAAAGGCCCCGTCGCGTTCACCCTGACCGACCCAGGAAGCCCCGCCGTCGTCCGCGACCCGGACGCCCCCGACGCCCTGTGCGTCCTCATGCCGATGAGGGTTTGAGCGATGCACAAGGGTGAGAAGCGCGCGTCCCCCTACCTTATCGAAGGTCCTGCTCTCATTAGCTTTAGCGGCGGTCGAACGTCCGGCTACATGCTGTATCAGATAACCCAAGCGCACGGCGGCGTGCTGCCAGCCGATGTGTACGTCGTCTTCGCCAACACCGGCAAGGAGCGCACTGAGACGCTTCGGTTCGTGCATGAGTGCGAAACTCGCTGGGGTGTTCGCATCCGGTGGGTCGAATGGACCCCCAACGCGCCCGGCTTCATCGAAGTAGGATTTAACAGCGCCTCACGTGCCGGCGAGCCCTTCGCTGCGCTGATCGAGAAAAAGAAACGGCTACCCAATTGGAAAGAGAGATGGTGTACCGCGAACCTCAAGGTGCAGCCGATGACCGACTTTGCGGCATCGATCGGGTTGCTGCCCGGCCAATATGCCGAGGTCGTCGGGCTCCGCGACGACGAGGGGTTCCGCATCCTTCGCGGCATCGAAAACGCGGAGAAGCACGGCAGGCGGATGCTCTACCCGTTGGCGCGCGCGAAGGTCGTCAAGGCTGACGTGATGGCCTTTTGGGCGGTTCAAGATTTCGATCTCGGGCTTGAGCCTTGGGAGGGAAACTGCGATCTCTGCTTTCTCAAGGGGCGGGCGATCAAGAAGCGCATCTTGCGCGACAACCCGAGCTTTGGCTTTTGGTGGGCATCGCTCGAAGGCGTCCACAAAGGGAAGCAGTCGCGCGGGTGGTTCGACCGCCGAGACAGCGTCGCGGGTCTGTTGGACGAAGTTTCAGCCTCACCCGACTTCTTCGACCTGCCGGCCGCTGACGAATACGACGTGGAATGCGGTTCAATCTGCGCCCTCGCCGCCGAGGGGGACACCTCCCATGGGTGACGCCACCGGCATCGAATGGACCGACGCGACGTGGAATCCGGTCGTGGGCTGCAGCATCGTCTCGCCCGGCTGCACCAACTGCTACGCCATGAGCATGGCGGCGCGGATCGAGCGCATGCAGCCCGGCTCGCACTATGCAGGCACAACCCAGCCCAGCAAGGCCGGCCCGGTGTGGACCGGCAAGCTCGCGCTCGCACCGGAGCACATCCTGCTGGCGCCGCTACGCTGGCGGAAGCCGCGCCGCATCTTCGTCAATTCCATGGGCGACCTGTTCCATGAAGACGTACCGGATGCGTGGATCGACCAGGTGTTAGCCATCATGGCGATGTCACCGCAGCACACCTATCAGGTGCTGACCAAGCGCGCGGCGCGCATGCGGGCTTACTTCGATGCGCGACGCACCGGCGACCCATGGGCAGAGGCCGCCGACTTGGTAGCCGATGCGCTGGGTCTCGCCGATCACCCCGCTGTGCTGGAGCCAAGCGGCCTGCCCCTGCCGAACGTCTGGCTCGGCGTCTCGACCGAGGATCAGCGCCGCGCCGATGAGCGCGTGCCGGATCTGCTCGCCACGCCGGCGGCCGTCCGCTTCGTCAGCGCCGAGCCGCTGCTCGGGCCGATCAAGTTCTATTCCCTCACCCCTGTCCGTAACGAACAGGGTGCGACGGAAGCATGGCTCGACCCCCTACGCGGGCTCCAGTTCGGCCCGGGGCAGCACGAGACCGCGAAGCTCGACCTTGTCATCGTCGGCGGCGAGAACGGCCCCAGGCCGATGCATCCCGACTGGGCGCGTGACCTTCGCGACCAGTGCGCAGCGGCCGGCACAGCGTTCTTCTTCAAGCAGTGGGGCTCGTATGAGCCGGCCGTCGACCGTGAGCGTGACGATCCGGATTGGCGGCTGGACTACAGCTGGAAGTTCGCCGACGGCGACAAGATGAAGTGGCTCAACCTGGCCGGCGGCACCGGCTTCCACGGCGAGCGCTTCCACGTCATGCGCCGCGTCGGCAAAGCCAACGCCGGCCGGCTTCTCGACGGCGCCGAGCACAACGCCATGCCGGAGGTGCGGCATGGTTGAGATGACGCACACCTATCGCTGGGACCGCTGCGGCCGGAAGGGGCAGGAATGCCGGCTGCTGGTCAGCGGCGGGCGCAACACGGTCTACATCGAGTTCGCAGACGGCTTTCGCATGATCACCGGCCGCTATGGCCTCCGCCGCTTACGGGCAGGGGCGGCGCAGCCATGACAGAACGCAGCCTGCGTCCCGAGGTTCGTAACCCCGTCCTCGGCCTTCCAGCCGCGCAGCGCATTGAGGAACTGTCGCCAGAAGCTCGCGCCATTCTTGCCGAGATACTTCGCGACATCACCCACTATGCGCGAGAGCACGCCCAGGTCAGTTGGCGTAAAAACAAGGGACCGATGGCCCGGGCCATC